AGTCTAACTCCAACCGTAACTGTTGCTGCTCCTGGAGGACCAAGTGGAGAAAATGCTACAGCATATGCAACTTTGGATGGTGATACTGTTTCTACTATTACAATTATAAGTAGTGGAAGTCAGTATGAATCTACTCCAGACATAACAATATCTGGACCTGATTCTGGAATTAATACTGCGACTGCAACCGCTAGCATGTCAGATATCTATTACACAATAAATAGTTCAACTCCTGTAACTGCTGGAGTTACTACGGTAACACTTTCTTCAAATCTACTTAATACTGTTGGAGTTGGATCTACGGCCTATTTTTATCAAGGAAGTAGAATTGTTGCTAGTTCACATACATTTGAATATGTTGGTGCTGGAAACAATATTGCTGATGCTACACCAAAACGTGGAGGAGTGACAGTTCAAGCAAATGAAGTTGTTACTGAATCTGGTGGGTTAGTTCTTTATACTAGTACAGATCAAGCAGGTAATTTTAGAATAGGTGATGATTTAAAAATTAATCAAGAAACAGGCACAATTAGTGGAAGAGCTTTCAGCAAAAGTTTATTCTCAGAAATGACACCCTTTATCCTAGCACTCAGTTAAGATGGCATTAGCACTCAATAGATTTAAAACATATACACTTCTCCTTACTACAGGTAGTCAAACTGTATATACTGCACCTACTGGTTATACTGGAATTATTTTATATGCTCATGTAACCAATTATGCTTCGGCAGCTACGACACTTACAATGTCTCATTATAGAAGTAGTACATCTACAACTACTGAGATAATTAATGAAGCAAATGTTCCTGTTAATGATGCATATATTCCCTTAGATGGAAAATTAGTTTTGGAAACCAGTGATGCAATTAAAGCAACTGCTGGTGCAAATACCACATTAAAAGTATTGCTTTCGGTATTGGAGACAGCAAATGCCTAGATTGCTTAGCCAAGTTAATAGTACTGGCGCAGTAGGGATTGCTAGTGATGGTACTAGTCTTGGTAATATGACTACATTAAATTTGGAGAGTAATAGAGTTAAGTTTGATACTAATGCAGGAATAGCGACTGTTTATTCAGACCCTTTAACCATTGTAGGACTATAAAATCTTTAATTTATGGGTTATAGATAGGTATTTTAATAAATATTAATGGATACTTATTAAAAATTGATGAAATCATTTAAAAAATTTTATAGTGAAAATTTAACCGTTGAAGATGCGGAGGGAAATACCTTTACGCATATTATTGATATTATAAGACCACAACCAATAAAGGCTGGTGCTAAGTGTCCTAGTTGTGGAGCACAACCATGTTCTTGCACAAATGGAATTCGGGAAGCGAAAAGAGTTCCAAGTTGGAATAGAACAGGAAATATAGTACATGTTTATTTGGCTTGGCGAGGAAAGAACTACCAGATACAAATGTTTTTCCCCCAAATCAAAATCCCATCACGCAGAGAAGTTCAGGATCAGATGCTGAAAGTCTATCCTGGAGCTAGACTCTGGAATTACCAAGTATCGGACTATGACCCAGGAGAACCACTCCTCCAGACAGGAGGACGAAAGTAAGAAAGAAACAGAAGAATTAAAAAGGAAAATTGAAAATTTACAAAAAGTATTAGATATGACAAGACAAACTATAGAACATGATAGAAAAACCCAAAAACACATACACGGACAAATGATGTAGGAGCTTATATTATGCCTTTAATTGATGACATTTATCTCGGTAATCCGAATCTAAAGAAAGCCAATACCCAGATTGAATTTACACAAGAGCAAGTTTTTGAATTTGTTAAGTGTAAAGAGGACCCTGTTTATTTTACGCAGAATTACATACAGATTGTTTCTTTGGATGAAGGTCTTGTTCCTTTTAACATGTATCCATTTCAAAGAAAGTTAATTGATAATTTTCATGGGAATAGATTTAATATATGTAAGATGCCAAGACAGACGGGTAAGTCAACTACTGTGGTTTCATATCTGTTGCATTATGCAGTTTTTAATGATAATGTAAATATTGCAATTTTAGCAAACAAAGCATCTACTGCTAGAGATTTGCTTGGAAGATTGCAACTTGCATATGAGAACTTACCTAAATGGATGCAACAAGGTATTTTATCTTGGAATAAAGGTTCATTGGAGTTGGAAAATGGCAGTAAGATATTGGCAGCTTCTACATCTGCATCTGCTGTCAGAGGCGGTTCCTATAATGTCATCTTTCTTGACGAGTTCGCGTTCATCCCGAATCACATTGCTGACCAATTCTTTGCCTCTGTTTATCCTACTATTTCTTCTGGTCAAAGCACAAAAGTCATCATAGTATCTACGCCTCATGGTATGAATCATTTCTACCGTATGTGGCATGATGCTGAAAGAGGTAAAAATGAATATATACCCACAGAGGTCCATTGGTCAGAAGTACCTGGTAGGGATTCTAAATGGAAAGAGCAAACTATTGCTAATACTTCTGATGCTCAATTTAAAGTTGAGTTTGAATGCGAATTTCTTGGTTCTGTAGATACCCTTATTGCACCAAGTAAATTAAGGACACTTGTTTATGATAATCCAAAAAAGAGAAATGCTGGGTTTGATGTATATAATGATCCTATAGTGAATCATGATTATGTTGTTACAGTTGATGTTGCGCGAGGAGTGGGAAAAGATTATTCTGCATTTGTTGTTGTAGACATTACAGAATTTCCACATCAAGTTGTAGCTAAGTATAGAAATAGTGAAATTAAACCAATGCTATTTCCAAGTATTATATACGAAGTAGCAAAGAGTTATAATGAGGCATTTATACTCTGTGAGGTCAACGATGTGGGCGATCAGGTGGCATCTATTCTCCAATATGACCTGGAGTATCAAAATCTGCTTATGTGCTCTATGAGGGGCAGAGCGGGGCAAATCGTGGGGCAAGGTTTTTCAGGTAAAAAGACCCAACTTGGAGTAAAGATGTCTAAAACTGTTAAAAAAGTTGGATGTCTTAATTTAAAAACAATGATTGAGGAGAATAAACTTCTCTTTACCGATTATGATATTATGAGTGAATTAACAACATTTATTCAAAAACATAATTCATTTGAAGCAGAGGAGGGATGTAATGATGATTTAGCTATGTGTCTTGTGATATATGCATGGTTAGTAGCACAAGATTACTTTAAAGAACTTACTGATCAAGATGTAAGGAAGAGATTATATGAAGAACAGAAGAATCAAATAGAACAAGATATGTCTCCATTTGGGTTTATTTCTGATGGGATGGATGATGATAGTTTTGTGGATGAAGATGGTGATAGATGGTTTACAGACGAATATGGTGATAGATCTTACATGTGGGACTATATGTAAACCTTGAAAATAATAAATAATTTTTAGATAAACTGAGAATTACGGAGAAAAAAATGGCGACTCCTCAATTATCTCCCGGTGTAATCACGCGGGAAGTTGATTTAACAGTCGGGAGAGCAGATAATGTATTAGATAATATTGGTGCTATTGCGGGTCCTTTTGAAATTGGTCCAGTAGATGAGGCGACCAATATTCAAACCGAGCAACAATTAATTAATACATTTGGCAAACCAATCTCCACGGATGCTCAGTATGAGTATTGGATGACTGCTTCATCCTTTCTTTCTTATGGAGGAGTTCTCAAGGTCGTAAGAACTGATGGCACTAATTTAAATAATGCCAACGCTGCTGTTGGTTATGCAAATACTGAGAGTGCAAAGATCAAAAGTTATGAGAATTACCAGAATAGTTGGTCTGGAGAATCTGTTGAATTTGACTATGCAGCAAAGAATCCAGGATCCTGGGCAAATAGTCTTAAAGTCTGCATGATTGACGATTTTGCTGATCAAACGATTAGTATTTCAACTACTAATGTTAGACGTTATGCACAAATTGGATATGGAGTCACGACTGCTATTACCACTACAGCAATTGCTGGTATTGGAACCACTACTTCATTTAATGGTTATTTGAAAGGTATTGTTACTGGAATAACTACAGATGCTACTAATGGTAATAGCACAGTTGATGTAAAAATCGTTTCCAGAGTATCTTCTGCAGGAACAGAAACTTCTGTGGATTATGGGCAGGGAAATTCCGTAGCTTCATTTGAAAATAGTGATACGGTATTTTTTGTTAATAATTCTGGAGTATCAACTAGCACAGGACTTAGTGCAGGAGACATTAAAGACTGGTATGATCAACAAACTCTTGGATTAATGAATTCAACGGTTTATTGGAAATCTATTGCACCAAAACCAAGAACGAATACTTATGTAGCTGCTAGAAATGGTAAGAATGATGCAATGCATTTTGCAATTGTTGACGATACTGGTACTGTGACAGGTATTCAAGGAAATATGCTTGAGAAGCATATAAGTATATCTAAAGCAGCAGATACTATTTCTCAAGTTAATTCACCACAGAGAATTTGGTATAAGGATTATCTTGCCGATGCTTCTAAGTATGTTTATGCGGGATATAATCCATCCCAAGCAGAGGATACTTACCGTGTAACTAAACCAACAGCAACTGGATTCTCAACTGCCTATACTGCAGTAACAACTGGAGAAGGTTTGTGGGGTCAAGATGCACAGGATATAACATTTAGTGCTCTTGGAAATGTAACATACACTCTTGGTGGTGGTGTTAATTATTCTGCCGGAGATGGAATGCAGGCAGAACTTGGTGATTTAGTTACTTCATATGATTTATTTGCTAATAGAGATGAAGTCGAAGTTGATTATGTACTACAAGGTCCTGG